ATAAACAACGTAAACAAAGATAAAAACAGATAACTATGAATAACCAATTAACTAACGAGCAAATTGATCCAATGACTGGAGAAGTTGTTCAGTTCACTACTACACCGCCACCACCAGCTAATGAATTAGGTTCAGCTAAACCATTATTTAGTGATAAATCTAGAAACTACGCTAAGTCTATATATGGTGATGTAACACAGAGACAAAATTCTTTAGGAACTAACGCGCCATTGTTTAAAAAAAGCTGTGGCTATAAAAAATAAAACTATGAAAGGAAAAAACGGAATTGTTGGAGAAAATACTTTATGGGACGGGCCATTAAGTCAAGCAGGTAGACCACACAAGAAAGGATCTAGCTCAGGTATAAACGGTATGGAAATATCAAAATCACCTGTAGCATACAAAGCTGGACCAATTACCAAGAAAGCGAAATGAGTGATTTGAAATTATACTTCGCAAATACATTGACTCTAGGAGTTACAACTCTTACAAACATAGAGATGAGTTTAAAGATTTTTTTATTATTGCTTTCAATAGGTTACACTATAAGTAAATGGATTAATATTAAAAAAAATAAATAATGGCTTATAAACAGATGGATAGTTCACCTTTTTTAAGAGTTAGAAAAACAACTAAAGGAAAAGGTAGAAACTTTAGAACAACAGAGGAAGGCGCTGGAATGACAGCTGCTGGTGTAAAAAAATATAGAAAAGAAAACCCAGGTAGTAAACTTAAAACAGCTGTAACTGGTGATGTTAAACCTGGTAGTAAAGCTGCTAAAAGAAGAAAAGCTTTTTGCGCTAGATCTAAAGGTTGGACAGGCGAAAGAGGTAGGGCTGCTAGAAAAAGATGGAAATGTTAAAAATAAAAACTATGAAAAACAAAGAAAAAGTAGAAGTAAAAGGTAAATCAAAAAGTCCTCTATATGCTAAAGGTTCTTTTATGTCAAAGCACTGTAAATCAGGTATTGGATCTCCATTAAAGAAAAAAAGCTGTAGTAAGTATTAATATGGCTTTCAGTATGAAAATGGGTAAGCTATCCATGGACAATACTCCTATATATCAAGTTGACACTGAAAAAGGTGTTATGGGTCAGGCATTAAATAATGGCTCTATATTGATAGATAAATACCTAAGAGGTAAAGACAAGGAAGAAGTTATAAAGCATGAAAAAGTACATTTAGATCAAATGAGTAGAGGAGATTTAGATTACGACGATAAAAACGTGTATTGGAAAGGTAAAAAGTATTCTAGATCAGCAATGAACGAAGGCGCAAAAAACCTACCTTGGGAAAAAGAAGCTTACAATAAAACAAAGTAGTATATGAAAAAAATATTTCAATGGCTATCTGGTAGCGTAATTAAAGATGTGGGTAATGTTATAGACAAGTTAACTACTACAGACGAAGAAAGACTAGCTGCAAAACAAAAAATACAAGAACTTTTAGAGCAAGCTGATAAAGAAGCTCAGGCTCAAGTAACTGATCGTTGGAAAGCTGATATGGCTAGTGATAGTTTTTTATCTAAAAATATACGCCCATTAGTTCTAATATATTTAACTATTATTTTCACTATACTATCTTTTTTCGATGGTAATATCGGTGGATTTAAAGTTTCTGAGCAATACATACCTATATTCCAGTCTTTATTAATAACAGTATACGGTGCTTACTTTGTAGGAAGGACTTGGGAAAAGTCTAAACAATCAGGTAATAATAAATAGTAATAAATAAAATGTCTAAAACAATTAAATTAAATCAAATGGAAAACAAAATCACAGAAGAAGAGTTAAAAAACTTACAAGAGTCACAAGCAAAAATGAACCAAGCTTTATCGCAAGTTGGTTTAGTTGAAGTGCAAAAACATTCTTTATTGCATTCAATTGCTGACTTAAACAGAGAGTTAGAAGCTACTAAGAAAACTTTAGAGGAAAAATACGGAAGTGTTAATATAAATCTAGAGGATGGTAGTTACGAAGAAATTAAAGCTGAAGAAGTAGAAGCTTAATTATGTCATCTATTATAAGAAAAATTAGTATAGGTTCTGACTATAAAAACGATGCAATGCACTATGCGTTGGGTCAATCTGTATACGGTGGTCACGAAATATCACATATAATACACGATGAATCTAACAATTCTTATAGTATACACATAAAAAAGGACAACGAGGTATTGCCATGGAAGAAGTTTAACTCTAACATGGCTATATCTGTTGAATATGATTTAAAATACTAATGAGAAGTGTTTTTGACTTTATAGTTAAACCTATAGAAGGACGATATAAAAACGATATAAACGTAGGAGATAAAAAGCTTATTCTTAATTCAAGTATAGATAATTTTAAGTTTATAAGCAAGCAGGCAGAAGTAGTTTCTGTACCGCTATCTCTAAAGACGTTAATACAACCTGGTGATATTGTTATAATTCACCACAACGTATTTAGAAGATATTACAATCAAAAAGGAAAAGCTGTAGACAGCAGTAAACTTTTTAAAGAAAATCTTTATTTTTGCCAACCAGATCAAATATATTTATACAAAAAAAATGGTAAATGGAAACCTGTAGGTAACAGATGTTTCTTAATGCCAATAGAGAATAACGATAGTTTCTCAATGGATAAAGAACGTAGAGGTGTTGGTATACTAAAAATTGGTAATAGCTCGTTAGAAGCGCTAGAAATAGCCGAAGGTGACTTAGTTGGATTTAAAAGCAATAGAGAGTTTGAATTCATAGTTGACGATCAGCGACTTTACTGTATGGAATCTAATGATATTTTATTAAAGTATGAATACAAAGGAGACGAAAAAGAATATAATCCTAGCTGGGCAAAAAGCAGTTGAGGAATTGATTCAAGTAGCTAAAGAAAAAATAGTTGACTCAGATGATGATATATCTGCTGACAGATTAAAAAATGCTGCAGCTACAAAAAAGCTAGCTATTTTTGATGCTTTTGAAATACTTAATAGAATAGAAGAAGAAGAAAGACTTTTGGAAGATAAACCAAAAGAAGTTAAACAAGAAAAATCTTTTAAAGGTTTTGCTGAAGGTAGATCTAAATAATGTACGAGCAAACATTAATACGTACTGTTAAAGATCATATAAAACCAACAGTACTAAAAAGAAATAACAGATATAAAAAGTGGGAAAAAGGCTATAACCCTGAGTATGATATAGTTATAATAAGTGGTGATGGAACTATAGGTGAAATTGTAGAGATTCAAAACTTAAAAATAGCTTTACCGCTTGTACCTAAAAGCGTTTATAAATGCGCTAAGGATGCTAAGGATCAAGTTTGGACTAGATTAGAATACCCAAAAGAATTATCAAAAATTAAAAGCGTTTTTGATTGGGAAAAATATCCAACTGATTTCAAAGAAAAGTGGTATGAATATATAGACAAAGAGTTTGAAAAAAGAGAAAAAGGATTTTGGTTTTATAACAACGGTACTCCTACTTATATTACTGGTACTCACTACATGTACTTGCAGTGGTCCAAGATTGATGTTGGGGCAGCAGATTATAGGGAATCAAACAGAATATTCTTCCTATTCTGGGAAGCTTGCAAAGCAGACAACCGCTGTTATGGAATGTCGTATCTCAAGAACAGACGTTCAGGATTTTCATTCATGGCGTCAGGGGAGACAGTTAATATGGCAACAATATCAACGGACTCACGGTTTGGGATATTGTCCAAATCTGGTGCCGATGCGAAAAAGATGTTCACAGATAAGGTTGTACCAATTTCGAGTAACTATCCGTTCTTTTTCAAACCCATACAAGACGGTATGGACAGACCAAAAACGGAGCTCGCCTATAGGGTACCCGCGTCAAGGCTCACCAGACGTAAACTTAACGAAGGTGAAACGCAGGAGGAACTAGAAGGATTAGATACAACTATTGACTGGAAGAATACAGGAGATAACTCTTATGATGGTGAAAAATTAAAACTATTAGTACACGATGAAAGTGGTAAATGGGAAAAGCCAGATAATATATTAAATAACTGGAGGGTTACAAAAACCTGTTTACGTTTAGGTAGCAAGATAGTTGGTAAGTGTATGATGGGATCAACATCCAATGCTTTAGAAAAAGGTGGTGGAAATTTTAAAAAACTTTATTATGCATCAGATGTCACAAACAGAAACCGCAATGGGCAAACTAGCTCAGGACTATATTCTTTGTTCATACCTATGGAATGGAACTACGAAGGATTCATTGATTCTTTTGGATTACCTGTATTCGATAACCCAAAAAAAGAAACTAGAGACCCTAACGGCGATCTAATAACTCACGGAGTTATAGAGCATTGGGAAAATGAAGTAGAAGGTTTAAAAAACGATCAAGACGGATTAAACGAATATTATAGACAATTTCCAAGAACAGAGAAACACGCTTTTAGAGATGAAGCTAAATTATCTTTGTTTAATTTAACTAAAATATACGAGCAAATAGATCATAACGAGGAGTTTGCTAATACTAAAACAGTTACTAGAGGAAGTTTTCAATGGGAGAACGGTGTTAAAGATACTAGAGTTATATTTACACCAAACAAAGACGGTAGATTTTTAGTTAGCTGGGTTCCACCTACAAATCTTCAAAACCGTGTGATAGTAAAGAATGGGGTTAGGTTTGCAGGTAATGAACACATAGGAGCTTTTGGATGTGACAGTTATGATATTTCTGGCACTGTTGACAATAGAGGTTCTAAAGGAGCTTTGCACGGTTTAACTAAATTCAGTATGGAAGATGCTCCAGCTAATATGTTCTTTTTAGAGTATATAGCCAGACCACAGACTGCTGAAATGTTTTTTGAAGATGTGTTAATGGCCTGTGTTTTTTATGGCATGCCAATACTAGCAGAAAACAATAAACCAAGGTTGTTATACTATTTTAAAAGAAGAGGTTATAGAGGTTTTTCTATAAATAGACCAGATAAAGTATTTGCTAAATTATCAACTACTGAAAAAGAAATAGGTGGTATACCAAACTCTAGTGAAGATATCAAGCAAGCTCACGCAGCTGCAATTGAATCTTATATAAATGATTATGTTGGCGCAACAGAAAGAGGTTATGGAAATATGTTTTTTCAAAAAACTTTAGAAGAGTGGGCTAAGTTTGATATTAATAATAGAACAAAGTTCGATGCAACTATAAGTTCTGGATTAGCTATAATGGCTTGTAATAAAAATAAGTATACACCAGTATACAAGCAAAATAAAAAACCTGTTAACGTTTCTTTTGGTAGATACGATAATAATGGATTTACTTCAAAAATAATACGATAAATGATTTACAAAAACGTAAATAGTACATTCCCAAGTCAGGTTGTATCTGACGCAGAGAAACAAAGCTTGGACTACGGATATGAAGTTGGGAGAGCTATAGAGAACGAATGGTTCCGTGGAGACAGAGGTGTTGGTGCTGGTGGTAGATTTGGTAATAACTGGCAAAACTTTCATAGATTACGTCTTTACGCTAGAGGAGAACAGTCTGTTCAAAAATATAAAGATGAAATGTCTATTAACGGTGATTTATCTTATTTAAACCTAGACTGGCAACCTGTTGCTGTTTTATCTAAGTTTGTTGATATTGTAGTTAATGGTATGACTGATAAAGGTTATAAAATAAAATCTTTCGCTACAGATCCATACGCTTTAAAACATAGAACTGATTATACTAAAGGCGTTATAAGAGATATGAATGCTAAGCCTTTATTAGAAGATATTAAAAATAAACTTGGTACTGATTTATTTTCAACTAATGATCCATCTAACCTACCTGAATCAAGAGAAGAGTTAGATCTTTTTATACAACTTAACTATAAGCAAGCTATAGAAATAGCTGAAGAAGAAGTAATAGATAATATATTAGAGTTTAATAGATACGAAGAGATTAAAAAGAGAGTTGCACAAGATTTAACTATACTAGGTATTGGTGCTACTAAAACAAACTTTAATTTATCTGAAGGTGTTACAGTTGACTATGTTGATCCAGCTAACTTAGTTTATTCTTATACTGAAGATCCAAACTTTGATGACATATATTATGTTGGAGAAGTTAAAGGTATTTCGTTACAAGAATTAAAGAAAGAGTTTTCTGATTTAACAGATTCTGACTTAGAAGAAATACAAAAACAACCTGGAGACAATAATTATACTAGACAATACAATGGTCAAGATGATAATTATGATACTGTTCAGGTTTTATACTTTGAATATAAGACTTACTCTAATCAAGTATTTAAAATAAAGAAAACAGATCAAGGCTTAGAAAAAGCACTTGAAAAACCAGATACGTTTAATCCGCCAGAAAGTGATAACTTTGAAAGAGTTTCAAGATCAATAGAAGTTTTATATAGTGGTGCTAAGATTTTAGGTAGTAACAAAATGCTTAAATGGGAACTAGCTGAAAATATGACTAGACCATATAGCGATCAAACTAAAGTTGAAATGAATTACTCAATTTCAGCACCTAGAATGTATAAAGGTAAAATAGATAGTATTGTAAGTAAATGTATTGGCTTTGCTGATATGATTCAAATAACTCACTTAAAAATACAACAAGTACTTTCTAAAATGGTACCTGATGGTGTTTTTGTTGATGTTGATGGTTTGGCTGAAGTTGACTTAGGTAACGGTACTAATTACAATCCACAAGAAGCTTTGAATATGTACTTCCAGACTGGTAGTATTATAGGTAGATCTTTAACTCAAGATGGTGATCCAAACAGAGGTAAAGTACCTATTCAAGAATTAAACTCTTCTTCTGGTATAAACAAGATACAAGCGCTTACTCAAACTTATCAGTATTATTTACAAATGATAAGAGACGTAACAGGTTTAAATGAAGCTAGAGATGGTAGTATGCCAGCTAAAGATTCTCTTGTAGGTTTACAAAAACTAGCAGCAGCTAATTCTAACGTGGCTACAAAACACGTATTACAGTCGTTAATGTATATAACAGTTAGAACATGTGAAAATATAAGCTTGAGAGTAGCGGATATGTTAAGTTTTCCGCTTACTAAAAATGCTTTGATGAATTCTATAAACTCTGTAAATGTAGCAACTCTTGAAGAAATAGATAAACTTAATATGCATGAGTTTGGTATATTCTTAGAGTTAGAACCTGAAGAAGAAGAAAAAGCTAACTTAGAGAAAAATATCCAAATAGCTTTACAAACTCAAAGTATAAACTTAAGCGATGCTATTGATATTAGACAGATTAGAAATTTAAAACTAGCTAATCAGTTTTTAAAGAATAGACAAAAATTAAAAAGAGAGCAAGAGCAACAAGCACAACAAGCTAATATTCAAGCACAAGCGCAAGCAAATGCTGAGTCAGCTGAAAAAGCAGCTATGGCTGAAATGCAAAAACAACAAGCTTTAGCTCAAACTGAACTACAAATAGAACAAGGTAAGTCTCAGTTTAAAATACAGCAAATGCAGCAAGAGGCTGAAATTAAAAAGCAGTTAATGGCTGAAGAGTTTAATTACAAAATGCAATTAGCTCAAGTACATGCAAATGCTGAATCGAAAAAAGAAAAAGAAATTGAAGACAGAAAAGACGAAAGAACTAGAATACAAGCTACTCAACAGTCTGAACTGATAAGTCAAAGACAAAACGATTCATTACCAAAAGACTTTGAGTCCGCAGGTATGGATAACCTAGGAGGTTTCGGCTTAGAGCAGTTTGATCCTAGGTAAAAGTTTATTAACTATTTAATTATATTATATTATGTCAGAAGTAAAACAAGAGGGTGATTTCAAAATGAAATCAAAACCAAAACCAAAACGACCTAAAAATTTAGGTAAAAAAAATGAAGTAACAAAAGTAGATTTGTCTAAGCCTTTAGAAGAAAGTCAAGGCGAAGTTATACCAGATGTTACAAAAGTAGAGATCAAAGAACCAGTTGCTGAAGAGACTACTAAAGAAGCTGTTGAAGAGGTTGTAGAAGAAGTTGAACAAAATGATTCTGTTATTGAAGAAATAACTGAAGAAGAAATAGTAGAGGTTACTAAAGCTGTAGAACAAGAAGTTGCTGAAGCTATTAGAGATGAAAAGGTTTTAGGTAAACAATTACCAGAGAACATCGAAAAATTAGTTTCATTCATGGAAGAAACAGGTGGTACAATTGACGATTATGTTAGATTAAACACTGATTATTCTACTGTTGATGAAAAAACATTACTAAGAGAGTATTATAAAAAATCAAAACCTTATTTAGATAAAGATGATTTAGACTTGATTATGGAAGATAATTTCAAGTATGATGAAGATTTAGATGAGGAAAAAGATATTCGCAGGAAAAAACTTGCGTATAAAGAAGAAGTTGCTAAAGCCAAAAGCTTTTTAGAAGAAACCAAGAGTAAATATTACGACGAAATCAAGTTGAGACCCGGCGTAACTCAGGAACAACAAAAAGCAAATGACTTTTTCAACAGATTCAAGGAGGATCAAAAGGCTGCAGAAAAAAAGCATAACGATTTCTTACAACGAACTAAAAATTTACTTAACAATGATTTCAAAGGTTTTGACTTCAAAGTTGGTGAGAAAAAATTTAGATACGGAGTAAAAAATGTTAACGAGGTTGCTGAAGCACAATCTGATATTTCAAACTTTATAGGGAAGTTCCTAGATAAAGAAGGTAATATATCAGACGCTAGAGGTTATCACAAAGCTCTGTACGCTGCTAGGAACGCTGATACTATAGCACAACATTTTTATGAGCAAGGTAAAGCTGACGCTGTAAAAAACGTTGTAGCAAAATCTAAAAACATTAAAACAGACCCAAGACAAACGTCTAGTGGTAGTGTTTTTGTTAATGGATTAAAAGTTAAGTCGATTAGTGGAGCAGATTCCTCAAAACTAAAAATTAAAAAAAGAACTTTTAACAATTAAAAATTTAAAATTATGGCATTAAGTCCAACATTCGGTTCAATTAAACCGAGTCAAAAACAACAAATTTTAGAATCTAACTTCTTATCATTTAACGGTGGTGCAGGAGCTGGAGACTCAAACTCATTCGCACAACAGTATTTACCTGAGATCTACGAACAAGAAGTAGAGCGTTACGGAAACAGAACATTATCTGGATTCTTACGTATGGTAGGAGCAGAAATGCCAATGACTTCTGATCAAGTAATTTGGTCTGAACAAAATAGATTACACGTAGCATACAATGACGTATCTAACGATGGAACAAACACTCTTACTTTCGCTGTAGGTGGAGCAGGAGATGCTTTCGTAGAAAACGTTATTTCTAAAAACCAAACTATTGTAATTTTAGATCCAGCTGGATTAGAATTAAAAGCTTTAGTTACTGAATCTTCTCAAGCTGGAGCATTAGCGACTGTAGAAGTAGCACCTTATACTGCTGCTAATACTGGAGCTTTAGCTGCTACTGGATTAAAGATTTTTGTATACGGTTCTGAGTATGGAAAAGGATCTTCTGTAGTAAACTCTACTGGAGCTGCAGATGTAAGCGGATATAAGTCTATTACTCCTTCTTTCACTCAATATTCTAACTCACCAGTTATCATTAGAAACAAATACGTAGTATCTGGATCTGATATGGCTCAAATCGGATGGGTAGAAGTTGCTACTGAAGATGGAACTTCTGGATATTTATGGTATTTAAAAGCTGAATCTGAAACTAGATTACGTTTTGAAGACTATTTAGAAATGTCTGTAGTAGAAGGAGAAAAAGCTGCTGCTGGATCTGGAGCTGAGACTGCTGGAGTAAAAGGTACTCAAGGTTTATTTGCTGCTATCAAAGATAGAGGTAACACTAACGTAGGATTTACTGCTGCTGGTGGATTAGACACATTTGATGAGATCTTGAAAAACTTAGATACTCAAGGAGCTATTGAAGAAAACATGTTATTCTTAAACAGACAAACGTCTTTAGATTTTGATGATATGTTAGCTGGTGTAGGTGCTACTGCTGGTGGAACTTACCAAGGTGGTAGTTCTTATGGAGTATTTGAAAACTCTGAAGATATGGCATTAAACTTAGGTTTCTCTGGATTCAGAAGAGGTTCTTATGACTTCTACAAAACTGACTGGAAATACTTAAACGATGCTTCTACTCGTGGAGCTATTCAAGGAGCAGTAGCAAGTGTTGAAGGTGTTTTAATACCTGCAGGAACTTCTACAGTATATGATCAAATCTTAGGAACTAACATCAGACGTCCATTCTTACACGTACGTTATAGAGCTTCACAAGCTGACGACAGAAAGATGAAGACTTGGTTAACTGGTTCTGCAGGAGGAGCTGTAAGTTCTGACCTAGATGCAATGGAAGTAAACTTCTTATCAGAAAGATGTTTATGTGTACAAGGAGCTAACAACTTTGTATTATTCCAAGGAGTATAATTATTATGTAATTCTTACCCTCGTTATATCAACGGGGGTAATTATTACCCTTATTGAACTATTAAATTTTATTATATTATGGCTAAACAAGCTACAGCTAAAAAAGTCGAGGTAGCACCTCAACCAAAAGTAGAAACTAAAAAAGTATCTACCCCAGTACAACCTGCTAAACCAAAGTGGGAAATAAAAGATAGAACGTATGTATTAACTGGAAATATTAGTCCACTAACGTTAACCATACCATCTAAACATACTAAAAAACACTCTTTATTATTCTTCGATGAAGAAGCTGGAGAGCAAAAAGAAATAAGATACGCGACAAATCATTCGTCTGTATTTAAAAATGAACAAGAAGGAGAGGCTACATTAGGTCACATTGTATTTAAAGATGGATCTTTAACCGTGCCTAAACAAAAGCAAAACTTACAAAAACTATTATCTTTGTATCACCCTTTAAGAGGAAGAATATATACTGAGTTTAGTCCTGTGAAAGTAGCTGAAAATGAGTTAGATTTATTAAACTCTCAAATACAAGCAATGAATGCTGCTAAAGAAATGGATATTGACCATGCTGAAGCAATATTAAGAGTAGAACTTGGTTCTGCTGTATCTAAGATGAGTTCTAAAGAGCTTAAAAGAGATTTACTATTGTTTGCTAGAAGTAATCCTGATATGTTCATAGAACTAGCTAATGACGATAATGTACAGTTAAGAAACTTTGCAATTAGAGCATCAGAAGCTGGAATTATAAAACTATCTCAAGATCAAAGAACTTTTGCTTGGGGATCAAACGGAAGAAAGTTAATGAACGTTCCATTTGATGAAAACCCTTTTTCTGCATTTGCAGCCTTTCTTAAAACTGATGAAGGAGTAGAAATCTACAGATCTATAGAGAAAAATCTATAAAAACAAGTAATACTAATATAGTGGAGGCTACTAACCGTAGTCTCCATTGTATTATAATAAAAAAATAAAATGGCAATAAACGTAGATACAGTATATAAAACAGTTTTATTAATACTAAATAAAGAGCAGCGTGGATATATGACGCCTGACGAATTTAATAAAACAGCTACACAAGTTCAACTCGATATATTTGAACAATATTTCGAAGACTTAAACCAACAACTACGAGTGCCACAATCTGATTATGATTACTCTGACAGACAGATGAGTATTGATGAGAAGATTTCTCCATTTAAAACAGAAGGTATTTGTCACGCTGATGTAGCTTCTGGTTATAAGTTTCATAACTTACCTACACAAGATTCAGATGGCAATCAAGTGATATACAACATTGACAACGAACCAACCTCTAGTCAAGTAGTTTTTTATAAACTAGGTACACCTATATTTTCACCTATAACAGGCTTTGACACGGAGTTACAGAGGTTGTCTAGAAATGAGTTTTACAATATTGAAAAATCACCTCTAACTGCTTCTACTAAAGACTTTCCTACTTATTTATATGAATCTAACAGATTAATAATTAGACCAACATCGGTTACTACAGATTCAACAGGTCCATACGCAAACGTTTCTACTAGTTTTATAAGAAAACCTAAAAATGTAAAATGGAACTTTTCACTAGGTACAGTTGGTCAATATATATATTCAAGCGCTGGGTCCCAGCAGTTTGAATTAAATGCTTCAGAGCAAGTTGAAGTTATAACTAGAATATTATTTTATTCTGGTGTAATAATTAGAGATCCTCAAGTGATACAGGTTGCAGCTCAAGAAATACAACAAAACGAAATAAATCAAAAAAGCTAATAAATGTCATTAATAACAGAAAATAATCAACAGTACTATGCTGGTTCACAAAGCTTTTTATCTGCCGCAGGATCAGGGCAAACATTTACTACAACTTTTGACACTGATTTAATTTACGGTAGTTATGATCCTTTAAACGTAGATTACGCTTTAAATAACTTTAAATTATATAAATCGGAGCCTGGTCAACTTAATTATACTGAAATAACTACAGAGTGGGTAGCCACTGGTAACGATATATATATAACTGGTAATTTAGTAGAAAACACTAGTATTATTGTTCAATTAAAAACTGAAACAGGTGGTAATTACGGAAACAAAGATGCCTTTGGAAACACTGTACAAGATAACTGGGGTTCATATGCTTACACTAAGCTTAACGACGTTATAAATAACTTTATAGTAGCTTATGTTGGAGCTGGTAAATTAATACCTAGCGTTAAAAGAACAGACGTTATATTCCACGCCAAAAGAGCTATGCAAGAGTTTAGCTACGATACATTAAAGAGTATAAACTCTCAAGAACTAAATATACCAAGTAGTCTTAGCGTAGCAATACCGCAAGACTATGTTAACTACGTTAATATATACTGGGTTGACGATCAAGGCGTTAAACACATTATAATGCCTACTCAACTAACTAGTAATCCTTATTCTATTCCTATACAAGATCAACAAGGAATACCAACTCAAGATAACTTTGGTAATAATACTGAAGGTACTTCTATAACAGAAGAAAGATGGGCTAATAATTCATTAAAAGATAGAAACGAAATAGTAGACAATAGCTTATTTGGTTTTGGTTCTTTTTATGGTGAAGATGGTTATGGCGCTGGGCAACTTTATGGATTAGATCCACAGAACGCTAATATAAATGGCTACTTTACCATCAACGAAAGAGAAGGTAAGTTTTCTTTTTCATCTGATTTAGTAGGTAAGTTAATTATACTAGAATATATATCTGATGGACTTTCTTCAAATCTTCATACTAGAGTCCCTAAAATGGCTGAAGAAGCAATGTATGCTTATATAAGTCATGCTATTATAGCTTCAAGATCTAATCAACCTGAGTACATTGTAAATAGATTAAAGAAAGAAAAAAGTGCTAAGCTAAGAAATACTAAAATAAGATTATCTAATATAAAGCTAAACGAGATAGTTCAAGTTTTAAGAGGTCAATCTAAATGGATAAAACACTAAAATAAAATGGCTGAAGTTAAAAATGCTTTTATAAAATCCAAAATGAATAAAGATCTTGATAGTAGACTTCTACCATCAGGTGAATATAGAAATGCTTTAAACGCTCAAGTAAGTAAGTCAGAAGGATCAGACGTTGGTGCTTTAGAAAATATTTTAGGTAACAAGCAAGTAAGTGATTTTGGATTAAATATAACAAACCTATCTTCTATAGGTTATTTTTCTGATGAGGCAAATAGTATTATATATGTTTTCTTAACAGACAATGATACTAATACCTATAACCGTTCAGGCACCACAGGCTCTAATCATTATATTGTTTCTTACAATGCTTCTACAGAGGTTTCATCTGTTTTAGTTACGGGTGCTTTTTTAAATTTTTCTAAGCTAAACCCAATATTTGGTGTAAACTTAATTGAAGACTTGTTGTTTTGGACAGATAACAGAAATCAACCTAGAAAAATTAATGTTACTAGTGCTACTCAAGACGGTTACTATTCAACAGAAGACAATATATCTGTAGCTAAATATAACCCTTATCAATCAATACAATTATATAGGGTTAGTGATTTCTTACCTGGTGACAATACGGTGCGACATGAAACAACTATGAAAGACGTTTCGAGTATAGCATATCCAGATGGAGGTACTTCTCAAGTTGATGGAACACAGAGCGGTACAGCTATAAATATAACAAATACAAGTATACCTATTGGAGGAGTTCCTGTATCAGGTCAAACCGTTAAAAAAATTGACTTATTTGGCAACGTTGTAGATTTTAACCCTCAAGTAACTGTTGCTTCAAGCCCAGATAGCACTTCAACAACACTACATGTTAGCTCTAGTATAAGCGTTAGTGACGAAGAAGTGTTAGTGTTTAATGCAAATCCTTATTATATACCAAACTACAAAGGTGATCCTAAGTTTTTAGAAGACAAATTTGTAAGGTTTAGCTATAGGTTTAAATTTAACGATGGCGAGTATTCTATAATGGCGCCATTTACTCAACCTTGCTTTATACCTAAACAAGACGGTTATTTTTTAAACAACACGTCTACAGAAGGTGATGAAGAACAAGCTTTTTCTTCTACTATAGTTGACTTTATGGAAAATAAAGTTAATAAAATAGATTTAAAAATACCACTACCTTCAAGCTTAGCAAATTTAAACAGTGATTTGCATGTTGAAGAAATAGATATAATATATAAAGAATCAGATGGTTTAGCTGTTCAAGTAGTTGAAAGTATACCTTATGGAAATAACAATTTTGGAGCAAGTTCTGCTGATAGTTTGTTAGATGTTTTTACTTATGAGTATGAATCTCAAATACCATATAAAACTTTACCATCAGACGAGATAACAAGAGTGTATGACAAAGTGCCTGTAAAAGCTTTATCTCAAGAAATAATAAGTAATAGAGTAGTTTATGGTAACTATCAAGATAAACATACTCCTCCAGCTTCTCTAGACTACAGCGTAACCTCTAGTGCTAAAGAAGATTTTAACCTAAACACAGGCCAAGCCGCCGCTACCACTAATGGTTCTTACCCTAAAGGATCTGCTATTGCTATAAATAACTTTTCAGGAACAATTATCGTAGGTAGTTTAGTTACATCTGCGTACCCAAACGATACTATACCAGAAGGTACTAAGGTTGTAACAACAGACGGTTCTACTACCATGACTTTAAGTGAGGATGTTTCTTTAGTATCAAATGTTACTATTTCATTTAATGTACCTAGCGATGATTTAAATTACACGGGTATAGTAGAATATCCTTCAAGCAGTTTAAAAACTAATAGAAATTATCAAGTAGGATTTGTTCTTTCTGATAAATTCGGTAGACAATCTTCCGTTATACTTTCAAATAATGAGCAAACTGCTTCTACATTTAGTGTTTCTACTGTTTTTGCTCCTTACATAGATAAAAACACAGATCCTTTTGATTGGATAGGTAATTCATTAAAAGTAACTGTTAATTCACCAGTAGGTACTACTGTTCCGGATTCAAACACAGGTAACCCCGGTATATACAATGGTGATGTTAATAGCGACGACTACAACCCTCTCGGTTGGTATTCTTATAAAATAGTTGTTAAACAAGTTGAGCAAGATTATTATAACGTTTACTCGGCTGGAGCAATGAAAGGTTTGCCTTATAACTATGATGCAAACGGTATTTTGCCAGTTCTTAGTGAAAACACTTCTTTTATAACGTTACTAAATGATAATATAAATAAGATACCTAGAGATTTATCAGAAGTAGGGCCTCAGGATAAAACGTTTAGAAGCTCTGTTGAATTATATGGAAGAGTTGAAAACAACTCAACTACGAACGAACAATTTTACCCAGGTAGAAAATCATTTACAACTTCATCTATAGAAGATTTATATGGTCTTTTTGACGTTCAAGACTTCAAAGGTAAATTCGATGAAGTAATACCTATAACAAATCCATTAAATGCTTTTCACGGGTTTTTCAAATCTGATTCGGATCCTTTTATAGCAGAGATAACTACTTCTCAAGATTCAAACTTTCAGTTTGGAGT